TGACAACTGGAGAAACTCCTGTGTTTTTGACTGAAATTGCCGAATCGTCCAAAATTGCATTCAAGTATCCTCATTTGTGGGCTTTTGAAAGTAGACAGACGGTCAAAAAGTATGGAATTGTTGATCCTTGGTGTTCTGTGAACGCTGTCACCAAAATGGGACGCAACGTTTTCATTGGACTTTGTGGTGCTCATCCCACTTTAGTTGCTGATGTTGGAACTATGTCGAACACATGCTTTCCATCATTCCTGGAAACAGCATATGAGCGCCGATGCAGAACTGCTTTTGAAGAATTGAACAAGACCAAGTTGACTGTGATTGGTTCCGAACCACTCGCCATTGGTATTGGGACTTCTAGAAAAGATGAGGGTAGAAAGGCTGTTTCGTCAATGCGCTTTCGTTTTCAGGGAACAGAGTTCACCATTGACATGTTTTAATTGAATTGGAAAAGGTGTTGTGTTTACTGTGCGAACATTATTTATTTATATTTTTGATTTAATTTTTTAAAAGAATATCTTTTATCGAATAAAATTAATTTATAAAAGAATTATTAATGGAAGAATACGATTCCTCCATCGTTATTTTCATCGTTATTTAAATTTTGTCGAATAGGCTTTAATAATACTTTATCAAGAGTGTGATAAAGTTCTTAATAATTTCTAACCATTAAACATAATTTTTGATTTATTACTGATTTACAAAAACTTATTTCAATATATGCATCACCAGAATAATCTAAACAGGGAACAAATTGTATTTTTCCATCACCATACACCGAAAAATATATACTTAATAATGTTTCAGACATTTTCTTGTCAGTTACTATTTCATGATGGATTCGAATATTATGATAATTTTTGTTATACATTATATCGTCATCTGTTTTAATTACAATATGTTTTATAGAACTATTGTCAAGATACATATTTTTTTCATCCAATATACAAAAATGCATTGATGGAATATTAATATTTGTTATATTAATTCTCATTTTTTCATTATCTATATTCATATAGGTCGTATCAAAACGATGAAAGTGACATGCTCTAGGCATTAACGATATAAACCTATTTCGTTCAAAAGTTGATACTGTTGAACACGTGGCATATACATTTATATCATCTATCCATTGATCAAAAGATAAATCACCCAAATATTCAGTCAATAGAGTATTGTATGGTTTTACAATGCAATAATCAGTAAGTTTATTAAATGTAATTGTAAAATTAAATGGCATTGATGTACAAAAATTATAATGATTATGCAAGTTTAATCATCAAAAGTGTGTCACCCGATAATTCGGTAATTTTTATATCGAGAGATTCCATTATTATGTAATTGATTATTAGTATAAAATAATTTTTTCAGTTTTAACGTTTCATTTCATCATCAATCATTTGTTCCATATCTGTCATAACACGTTTTTTAATATATCTATTTAAATTATTACATGTACTAGGAATTTCATATGTTTCAAGTTGTAAATTTAATGCTAAGAAATCATCAACAGAAAATGATTTAATATCTTTGTCTTTAAGAATTTCTGATGTTGTTTTATACCAATGTATTAATTTAGTAGTTGGTTCTAATACAACCCCAAATCCACTTGTAATAGTTTTCTCATTTAAGAAATCATTATGAATGCATAAGATTACAATCTCTTTCCAAAATGCAATGTGGTAACCTTTACCCAATGAAAAAAATGGACATGTATGATATTGTTTTAATGGTGCTAGTTTTTTTCCTAGTAATACATTTATTAATTTAGTAGCACCTCCGTATATTTTTGTATACATAATAAATGTTAAAATCAAATACATTGGATATTGTAATGACTCTATCAGTCCCTCTTGAATGATTTTATCTACAACACAATTATCACATTTACCACAATTGGTTTTATTATAAGATTCATCAAAGTAATTCAACATCATTTTGCGTCTACAATTATTAGTTCTTAAAAATGTTTCCATATGTTTAATTTGTAATTCACGATGCTTTTTATATTCTGGATCTTTAATATCCTTGAGCAATATTCTATTAATTCTCATATCACCTTTATCATACAAAGTAATACATTTTGCTTCATTGCCATTTCTTCCTGCTCTACCAGTTTCTTGTGAATAAGTTTCCAAGTCCGGTGCAGCAGACCAATGAAAAACATAATCTATTACCATGTCTATTCCTAAGCCAAATGCACAAGTACAAACTAATACATTAATATTACCTTGTGCAAACTTGTCCTGATTTTCTTGACGAATTTTACTAGATAAACCAGCATGATATGTTTCAACACTGACACCCATCTTTTTCAACATTTTAGTAACTTGTTCTGTAGCAACACGTGTTCGACCATAAATAATACAACATTTACTATTAAATACATCTAAATATGGTGACAATGCAACATGCATATCTGATGATCGTAAAACACATTCGTAAAATATATTCTTTCTATCAAATGAAGAAACAAATTCATAATAATCATCCAATTGTAACGATTCAGCAATATCATCCTTGACTTTTTCTGTTGCTGTGGCCGTAACAGCCAAAATATTAATATCTGGCATTGTATCTTTAATACATGATAGCAATTTATAATCTGGTCGAAAATCTGATCCCCAAGATGATACACAATGTGCTTCATCAATAGCTACATACATTAACCTATCCTCTTCGTATAATTCCAATAAAAAATCAGTAGATTTAACAACAAATTCTGGTGACATATATATAATTTTATTTACACCAGCAGTAATAGCACTCATTTCTGCTGTTTTTTCAACAAGTTTCATGTTAGAATTTAGAGCTATAGCTGGTAACCCTTTTTCATTCAAATTATTAACTTGGTCATCCATCAAAGCTATCAATGGAGATATAACTAGAACACACTTTGTTTGATCTAAAGCAAAACCAAGTTGATAAGTGACAGATTTACCATAACTGGTGGCCAAAATAGCCATAGCATCACATTTCTCTTCCACCAAAGCTTTAATAATTTTTTTCTGTAAAGGTTTCAACTTTTCATGACCCCAATAAGTTTGAAGTGTTTCATCATATATATCAGTTGACATTGCACAATATAGTATATATTTGCAGTATCTGTATAAATCAATTATTTAGTCAAATAATTGATTTATTTAATTGTTGATTATTGATTTATACTATTATTAATGGCTTTACAACCTACAGCATCATTGGGACTTCGAATTGAATTGAAATATATTCTTCAGGATGTTACTGACGAAACTTTTAGAATGTATAGATATGTCGCCGAAAATTCGTATATTATGGTAAAACCAGATGAATCAAATGAAACAATTAATGATGTATATAAAGATATTATGGATTGTGCTTTTGAATATACTAATTTGGATGAATGGCATTCATTCATTATTCAAGAGATTGAAAAGAAAGAGAATCAAAAATATAATTTTATGGAACAAAATATCGTACATAAAATTCATACTATGACCAGTTTAGGTGATATATATGAATATCATGATAATAAGTTAGTATGTTTTGATCATGATAACATTCACGAACTAGTTAATCGTATAAAATTAAATCCTGATGTAATATCACATTCTTCAATAATTTTTATTGTTAAAACTTAACATTTCGAATATAAGAAAACATAAGCTTGTCTCAATTCTTTTTCTACTCGTACCATATCAACTTCTGTCACATTTTTATCATTAAAACAAAACCATTTAACTTCATTATTAATTTTTCTTGAACAATAAGCATAATAATGACCACCCATGATACCACCAATATGCATTATGAAACCATTTAATTTATAATTATGAACTGAATCAAACATATTTGTTTGGAATGGTACTTCAATGTCTGTCACTATTTTACCAATACGTTGTCCATCATTTAAAAATCGTTTCAAACTTACAAATATATATTTTGGTAATCGAACGAAATCCAATTCCAATGTAAAATCATCTGTGTCTTCCATTCTAAACAATTCTAAACAATCTTCCAAAGTGGTACAGCCTTCACGTAAAGGCAAAGATATCATATTTTCATCAATAATTTTAGTAGAATCTTCATCCTGTTCTTTCTTATAATGCACAAATTGAGATATACGAATGCAAAACATTTTCTGCATTTCTTTATAAAGTTTTTCATCATCTAATGTTTTAGTATTTTCCAATATATTATCAAGAGTATATGTTAAAAATTCATGCGAATCTTCTTGTGTGTGACCCAAATATCGCGTATTAAGTTGCATATATTTAACAAATATAATTTTAGGCCCCAAAGTGGTAGTAGATGGATTCATATAATCAATATAAGTTTGTATATATTTACTATTTTCTGTTGTCATTAATTCTTCATGTTCCATCATATAACCTCCTAAACATTTAGCCGCCATTAATAATTGAATACCTGCATTCATAAAACAAGTATTACCAAAATTCATTAGACCAACAGTGTGATTATTATTCATTATTATTAGTTGTGATTATATATTTAAATACAATTAAAATACTATAATACAATAATATGAAAATTTTAATAACTAGTTCATTTCATCATAAAAATCAAGAAGCATTGATTACAATGTTAGAGCATATGAATATAGAATATAAATTTGGTAATGAAATAGATATTCCTAATTATGATGTTATATATTCCCCTGTTAAATCTATCGATACATCAAAATATCCTAGTAAAAAATTTATATTTGGACCTCATTTTTCTGTTTTTCCAGATAATAAAATTTTACAAATAAATAATATTCATAAAAATAGCATATATATACAACCCAGTCCTTGGGCATCTCGTGTATGGACAGATACAAATGTTAATAATTATATCCCTGTTGTAACACATCCTTTTCCAGTTAATATTAATCGTTTTAAATGCATGGGTAAAGAACGTACAAAAGTATTTATCTATTATAAACGTAGAGATCCCAATGAACTATTATTTTTACGAAATTTTTTAGATGAACGATATGTTGAATATAAGATATTTGATTATATTAAACGATATGATGAAGAAGATTATTTATATTGGTTGCAAAAATCTAAATATGGTATCATTTTAGATGCTCATGAAAGTCAAGGATTTGCTATTGAAGAAGCGTTATCATGTAACGTTCCTTTACTAGTATGGAACGTAAAATTTATGTCTCAAGAATATAAATCTAGATATGATGATATTCCTGCCACAACAGTAGATTATTTTGATGAACGATGCGGTGAAATATTTTACGAACAAAATGAATTGGAAGCTAAATTTGAAGAATTTACAAATAAATTAGATACTTATTCACCAAGAGAATATATATTAGAAAACTTATCTTGTGAAAAATGTTGTGAACGCTTTTTAAGCATTATTTAAAAATACACATAATAATTGGTACAAATACCTTTTCCAGAATCAGTTTGTGGTCTTTCATCAACAATCAATTCTACCTCTTTATTTAATATTGCTGATGCATCAGAAACTGGATATATTCCACCATTACCTCCATTTTGCCACGTAATAAATCCATTTTTCACCTTTGGTAACAATATATCAGTGTATGATTTATTCAAACTCTCATTTATTTCTGTATAACAATAATTTGAAATGAAAAATAATTCATCATTATTAATATCTGCACCAAATGTTTCAGAATCATGATACATCAAGTTAAAATCAATAGAATGTAATAGAGTATAATTTTTGATTAAATTTAATGGTTCTTTTAGATCGATTAAATTATAAGTACTTATTCGAATATTTAATAATTTTGCAAAATAATTTATTGCT